TTTATTATGTAATGAAGGTAATCAATACGCCTACGTTGAGTCAGGTGAAGAAACTTTATTACCAGGTGAAACTTGGGCATTCTCAAGTTCTACAGGTCAATTATTATGTGGTACTGTGGTACAACAATCAACAGCGGGGTTTCCTAATTTTTCCGCAGCAACTCAATACGAAGGATGTGGTGATTGTTTAAGTGCAACCACACTATATTTTACTGCAAATACAATATATGATGAATGTGTTATTTGTGAAGGTACAAGTACAACAGTTGAAGCTCCTCACCCAACATGGACGGATAATTACGGTAATGTAGTCGTACAAGGTAACGCTGTATTATTGGGGGGTAATGGATTAAATTCTTAATTATGAAAAACTTAGACCGAATAATTACAAGAGTTATTAAAGAAACTAAAGAAGAAAGATCTTCAAGATACATGTTCTTTTCTAATTTAGAACAAATGAGAAGACAATGTGATCTTTTATTAGATTTAGATCAAAACATGGTTGAGTCAATATTAGAACACGGTCACGATTGGGCTCAGGATCACATTGCTGAGGCTAAAAATAATATGGATCAAGTTTTTGATTTCATAATGAATGAATCTAAAAGTGACGGTATGGAAATGTCAATGAATATTGACGATAAAGATATGGTCATGATGGAAGGTAGGAAAAAAACAGGAACTAAACTTTGTGCAAGAGGAAAAGCAGCCGCAAAGTCTAAGTTTGACGTTTACCCTTCGGCATACGCTAACGGATATGCGGTTCAGGTTTGTAAGGGTACAAAGCCAGGATTGGATGGTAAAAAGAGATGCTCAGGAGCATATTGTTAAAATTTCTTAACTTCCTTTTTGTTTAATCAATTATTTTATTATATATTTGTAGTCAGATAAAAAAACTAACTATGAAGAACTTTTTCCGATACATTACTAAACGAATGAAACATCGTTTATACCTCACAACTCGATTTAATTCACTACCAAACACTGATGAGGAGATTGCTTCTTATGAGAAAACATGTTTCAAGATATGTTTAAAACTCATTTCACATTCAGAATCTGAGTTTATGATTGCTCCAATGTCAGGTAAACGTTATATTAGAAATAACGAATTATCAATGTTTATCACAATGGATTTTGGTCGAGTTGAAATTACTAATCACGTATTCAATTATAACGTAAAGTTATCAAATCGTGACTGGGAAAGGTTGGTATTTATTTTTGATACCGAAACAGAAAAAAGACGTACAGAGATGGAGAAAGAAGTTAGTTCTAACATTAAAAATTCTTTGGATCATGTTTTAGATCGTCTAAACCAAGTAACTAAAAAGTAATTATTTTTTTCTTGGTTTGTAAGAAGTCATAATAGGTTTTTGACCTTTACCCGTCTGAGTATCTTTCTTTTCTGCGGTTCTTTTTTGTTGACAAGCCGCTTTTTTTGCGGAATCACTCATCTTACCCGCAACACCAGAGGCTCTACACTTAGGGTACGAACCTTTAGATGTGTCATGTCTTCCACAAGGTGGGTGTTTACCATCCACCTTTCTACAAATGTTAACCCAAGGCCCTTTAGGTTGTTTAGATCCTTTAGGTTTCTTTTTAGTACCAAACCAAACGGCAAGGTCTTCATTTAACACACCTCTGTCAGCAACTTCAATCCATTCATTATATTGTACTTTTTGGGTGTATGGTTGCATTTTTTCTATAACATTAGGATTTAAATTATCTAACATATTAGGGTTGACAGGATTACCATCTTCATCTGAAAATGTAGAATATGGGTGGTGTTTCATATAATCTTGGACCTTTGATGCTGTTTTTTCTAATTCACGAATTTGATCACTTCTTAAGTCCCACGTTTTATCGTAACTATCATATTGTACTAAAGGATTTTTATAATCAGATACTGACTGCGTAAAAGGATGTAATGATTCACCCGACCAAGGTCTTAAACCAGGCTGTATTGGTGGTATATAACTACCTCTTCCACCACCACTATCACCAGTTGCTTCTTTTATTAATTTTGATATTATCCTGTCTAACTTATCCATTTGATTTATAGTAATAAATATCTTATAATTTGATTATGGAACAAGAAAATGAAAAATACGGTAATTTATTTGGTACAATAGATCTAATTTCTGAAGATCATTTAGAATTGATTTTAAATGCTATGGATAAAGAACATGCTTTATATTATCTGATAGAATCTGTCAAAATGGCACATTCTAAAGGTGTTTTTAGTATTGGTGAATCAGAAGTATTGTCCAAGTCAATTAGAACTCTTATAAAATAAAAAAAGGTCAGATTTCTCTGACCTTTTTCTTATTCTGTTTTTAATTGATTATCTCAATTCTCTCAAGTCAAATGTTCTAACTCCATCAACTGTGATACGTCCGTAGAAACGGTTGTTAACCATTTTCTTAGCGTAACGTGTCATTATTCCTTTAATCGGAGTAAAGTTGAATGGATTGTACATTGTAGGTGTCAATTGTAGAGGTACGTACGGTGCGTAGATGTAACCTGTGTCTAACAATGATGTTCCTTTGTGTCCGATCAAAACTTGGTTTGGTGGGAAGTAAGGATCACGGTAAACTTGGTAACGTCCTGCAAGAGTACCAACTCTTTCAATACCCATGTTATACTGATCTTGCTCAGGAGCCGCGTTAGATACGTGGAAGTATTCTAAATCGTCAAAGATAGCAGAAACCTCAGAAGAAACAACGATCCAGTTAGCACCACCTCTCAAAGTTGATTTGTGAATTTGTGCAGACAACTGATTGATTGCTGTAATTAATGTTTGGTTCCAGTCTTTCTGAGTGTAAGATGTTGTAGAAGCAATTCTTCTCCATCCGTTGTAATCCCAACGTAAGTTCCAAGCCGCACCTTTTCTCAAGTCACGTAAGATCTCACGGTCAATCTCAGCTGCTACTTGCTCAGATAACAATGCAGTTAACTCAGCTTCAGCGTCAATGTTATGGAATGCAGCAACGTCTTGAGCTAATTCAGGAGACCATTGTGCTCTTAATTTTCTTTCTGTTACAGAAACTGTTACTGACTCAAGGTCAAAAGAAACCTCACCGATTTCATCTTCCCACTCTAAGTTAGCATATCTTCTGAACCATGCAGTAAATGAAGTTGCAGATCCACCTGAGAACAATGTAGTACCTGTGTAACCATCTAAAGATGTTGAGTCACAATCAGCACATACTGGACAAGATAAATCAACTTCTAACCAAATACAACCTTGTTGGTCACAGATATCGTAGTAAGAACCACCATTACCTGAGTTTGTTGGGTTATTTTGAGGAGTTGTTGCTGTGTTATTAAATACGGTTTGAGCTCTATCACCATATTTAACTAAACCTCTACCGTAGATTTGAGTAACACATCTAAACAATAAAGGAACATATTGTCCTGCACTGTTTTTGATAACGTCACATGGTGTTGTATCTGCTGATAAACCTGTGAAACCGTATATTCTCAAGTCAGACAAGAATGCCTCACTATCCATTTCATTTCCATCAGGTCCGATCAATTTACCTTCACCTGCAGTTGCGAAACCACACATTTTAACGATAACTTTTCTTGTGTTACCAGCTGGAATGATTTGTCCTGCTCCAATGTTAGCGTCAACTAAGTTACCACCAACCCAAGCTTGAACTGTAGTGTTAGCTGTAACTGCTGTCCATTTACCTTTAGAGTAATCAAACAATCCTGGAGGATCTAAACCTGCCTCATTTCCTTCGTAGAATAAATCATACAAATCTTTTTGGTAAGAGTAAGGTCCTACTGGAGGGTAACCTGAACCTGGTGTTTGACCAGCAGCTTCATTGTTAGACCCGATTGGTGGGTAGTGAATACCACCGTTAGCGTCCGGTCCTTGGAATTCGTTTTGGTATCCTTGGATACGTGGTACGAAGTAGAACAATTTACCGATAGGTAAGTTCATTGCTTGTACAGAAACGATGTCGTTAGCCAACAATTTAGAGAATACTCTTCTTACGATTGGGAAAACTACAGTTTCAAATGCTCCGTTAGAGCCTTCACCTGTTGCTTCGTTAATTAAGAAAGAAGCTTGGTTCTCATATAATTGAGCTACGTTTTCTTTTAGATGTCCTTTAAGACCATCAAGGAACCCTAATTTGTCCCATTTGTTAATTGTGTCTTCTTTGATAACTTTAAGGTGTTTCAACCCGATGTTACCTACAAGACCTGATTCTAATAATGCTCCCATTTTTTTGGTTTTTATTATTTGTGTTTATTTGTTTATTTATTATATTTTTGACATCAAATCCTTCATTCTTAAGAATTGTGGATTTTCGTACGTTTTTGATTCAATTAAATTTGCTGATGAACCTGTTGATACAGTTTTGTTAACAGTTCTTTCAATTGATTCGTTTAATTTTTCATCTGTTTTAGATCCAGACGTTAACTCGTCTTTGATAGATCTATATAGATTTTTTGATTCCTTCAAAGTTTCAACATTGTCAAATCTTCTTAGTATATTTATTTTTTCTTGTTTTGTTGTTGAATGTTCTGTGAATAATCTTGTAGCGTAAGCCAAGTTTGAGTTAAAGATCGCAACTTCGTTAAGTTTTGTTCTAAACACATCAAGTGCTTGTCTGTACTCTTCATTTTTCTCTCTTAATAAATTAACTTCATTTTGAGATTTTTCTTCAGAAAGTTTAAAAGGATTAAATTCATAGTTTCTGTTATTAGTTCTAGCTTTTCTAAGTCCACGACTTCCATTTTTGGATCCATTACCCATAGTTCTTGACGCTTCTTTAGTTTCAACTTTCTTAACAGGTGTGTCTTTACCTTTTTCCATGTTTTCACCTTCTTTGTATTCAAATTTTGCTTTACCTGTACCAACAGCTCTTGGACCTTCTTTTTTCTTTTCGTTGAATCCTCCGCTCATGTTAGGTTTTTGGTTATATTTGAATTTAGATTGGTTACCCATTCCAACACCCTTAGGTTTCATTGCTTTTTTAACAGCCTCCATAACAGCATCCAAATTGTCCACTTCTTCTTCATTCCATTCTTCACCCAAATCTAAGTCAATTGTTTCCTCTTCATCCATCTCATAGTCTTTGTAGTGTCCGTCAACATCACCTAATTTGTGTCCGTCATGTCTTTTATAGTCATGTTTGTTACCGCCCCACATTTCGTCTTCGTCTTCATCTTCGTAGTCATCGTCCATTTCGATTTCATAGATTGTTTCTTCTTCCATTTCTGGAGTAACAGGATATTCATCTCCTTCTTCTTCTAAATAAGATTCACCTAATTGAATCATGTAGTCGTTATCACCATCTTTAAGGTGAATATTACCACCTTCTTTTTTAACGATAATTCCGTCTTCATCACCCATAGCTTTGAAAACTTGTAAAACCTCATCGTCTGACGCATTTGTCAAATCAATAGTTTCTTCGTCATCCATACCCATTTCGTCACCGTCCACATCAAAATCCATTTCAACATCGTCTTCATCTTCCATGTCCTCATCGTCCATATCCAACTCATCTTCCGCTTCCATGTCATCATCCATGTCTTCGTCCTCAACTTCTGAATCAACATCAAGTTCTGCTTCTCCGCCTGTTACAGGTTCATCTTGTTCTTCAATCTCTTCGTCCATTTCTTCCTTTAGAGATTCTTTTACTAATTGTCTGATTTCTTCTTTCATCGTAGATTGAAGTATTCCTTTTGCATTCTCTTGTAGAGTCTCTTCCAAATTACGAATTTGAAATAGAGCGTCTTCTACTACATTTTGGTTTTTTTCCATACTTTTTTTATAGAGTTTTCAAATAAATATCTACAATATTCAAAAAATTTTAATTTTAGATACTTTAAGACAAAAAAAAATGGGAAAAGACTATTGTCAATTCCCATTTCTTATTTAATTTTTTAGATCTTAATCTTCAATCACCTCATCAATTTTACTTTCACTGATAGATGTAATTCTCCATTCCATAGAATAGTTTTCGTAAACTTTGGTTACTTTTGCCTCAACATCAGTTGGTGAATAACCTTTTACCAATTTTTCTTCTCTTTGTTTTTTAACCTTTCCGGTTTCAGTATCAACCATATCTGTGGTGATCTTTGCTACAAAATACTTTTCGTCCATAATTTTTTATTTTCCTAAATAATCGGATAATCTTTTCATTAAGTCAAGTGATTTAGATCCAGATTCACCAACATTTCTTTCTACAGCAATTTTTCTATCCTCTTCCAAGTTTTCTTCGTACTTCATTCTGTCATCTTTGTTTTGGAACAAATACGCTCCTGGTGTAGATGGGGATGATACAAGGTCAAAACAGATAAGTTCAAAATCATCTTGTACTTCGTTTTGTTCTCCCACTTTTTTAAGTGATCCCACACCACGAGAAGATATACCTAAAGTTACTCCCTGACGTAGGTAGTTTGCTGCCAAATCTCCTTTGGTAGAAACAATCCCTCTTTCGTGGAAACCTGGACTTGTTAATAACTTTAACTTACCTAACAATACAGGTCCGTCCCACCATATCTCTGTGATAATGTGTGAAGCCCTGTCTAAGTCAATTAAAGACGACTCAGGGTGATTTAACTCAGAAAGAGACGTACCCTTATCAATCATCTTTTTGTAGTTATCCGCTTCTCTTTTTAAAATCCTTTCAGGGTATACACGACCATTTCTATTTGGTGTGTTATATTTCTGAAGAACCGCATAAAACTCAAATGGTTTTGAGTGATCCAACATATTCTTATTTTCATTGATCATTTCTAAGTTTTTACCCTCTCTTGGATTTATATACCCAGCATCATACTCAATAAGAATACCCTTACCCGAATCTCTCGGTCCTAATATTTTAAAATTTTCCATTTAATATTTTATATATAAATACTAAATAGTTTCAGTTTCTTTTTTAATAGGTTTTGAATTTCCTGTTTTGGTTAAATAAAATTTAAAGTATTTGTTTTTATTTATCACATCCCCATATAATGATTTAATTAAAGACTTAACATGTTTCTTTAATTTGGGGGATTTGAAGTCCATCGGTTCGTGTAGGAAAAGATTGACTTCTAAGTTCATAAATGATTTTTTCTTTAGGTGTAATCCGCTTGTACGAAGGTCTAAATCAACAATAAATTTGTTGTCAAAAACTTCTTTATTTATATTTTCTAAAACCGAGTGTTTGACGGATCTTGACATGTTTAGGACTACTCGGTTCCAATTCTCTACTTCATCTTTGGGTTCTACCCACGTTTGTAGATTAACGTATATTGATTTAAGGTTTTGGGCATCAATGGTGCCGTAATGCGATTTAAACGTTCTGTAACCAGTTAATTTGGTTGTTTTCCCTTTTTTCATAAAAATTTTTCATACTCTGAGGTTTATTTTTACTTAAAGGTAAATGATTATTATATTTATATCAACAAGCCAAAAAATATGTTATTTGTAGAAGTAAAAAAGGGTAATATTGAAAAAGCCTTAAAAGACCTTAAAGGAAAAGTGATAAAGACGAAACAAAATAGTAAATTGTTTGATAGAAAAGAATTTACTAAAAAGTCAGTTAAGAAAAGAGACGAGATTCAAAAAGCGTCTTATATTCAAAAACTAAAATCCAAAGATTAGAGAGAATCGGATAATTTAATCAACTTATAATAGTTAAGTTCATTAAATGATTCTGTTTGTAATCTACCTAAGACTTGATCAATAGTATTTACAGTTTCATCATCAGATTCTGTTAATTTTGTATTGCTTAATTTTTTGGTGATCTCTTCTTTAATTTTATTGTAGTTCTCAACTAAAGTTTCTTTTGGTGTGGATAATATTTTATTTAATTCTTTTTGTTCTGATTCTGTTAAACTTGAAAGGAAGTTTTTAACCGTTTTGTTTGCCACGTTAACCATAGCTTTTAATGGAACGTTAATAACCTCTTTTGATTCTTTTTCTGTTTTCTTTAAACTCTCAGAAATAAGTTTTTTACTTTTAATTTTATCTTCCATTACTAAAAGATTTTTTGAGAATAAATTATCAATATTTTTATATTCATTCTCACACGTAATATGACCAACCCAAGCTTTTAATTCTTTAAGTTCTTTTGGTGTGATTTTTTTAATTGTTTTTTCGTACGCAGAAATAGATTCATTTATATATTCATTTGCAACAGACTCAGATAATCCCTTACTTTTTGATAATTCGTCATAAAGAAAAAATACTTTTGAGATATTTTTATTTTTTAACACTAATTCGTCAAATACGAAAAGATTTTCTTTTAAGGTGTTAGACTTATAAGACTGTGACATAGATGTCTCTATTTTTGATTTTAATTCTCCGAAATTCATAGTTACTTTTTAATATAAATATTGTTAGTCTCGTAATAATTTAGATAATTCATTTTCCATAGCACCTAAAGAGTTATTCATTTTGTCAAAACTCAAATATTCGTCCTCTTTATTCTCTGTAAGAATGTTTAATTTATTACTTAAAGTTGATTCAGGAACCGTTGGTGCTGCTTCAGGTGGTGCCGGTGGTCCTCCTGCTTCAGGTGCCGGTGCTCCCATGTCTGGTGCTCCACCTGCATCTCCTCCTGCTGCCGGTGCGGTTGTCCCTGATGCCGGTGCCTTATACAATCTATCTACGGTATCAAATAAACCTGTTTTAGTTATGATTGTTGCGGTATTATCAAGTTCTGCGGAAACTGCTCTCTCCATTCTAACTTGTTGTAATTCCAATTTGATTTCTTCATCTGAGAACCCAAAGATATGTTTCTTAGCCCAAGTTGCTGATGTTGCTTGAATTGATTTTGGAATCTCCGCAACCAAATCTTTATACAACAATACTTTTTCTTTCCATACATCAATCATTAACAAGTCAGCTTGTTTTGATGGGTTGGTAAGACCTAATGTAAAGTTTTGTAATTCATCCTCAAATCCCATTAAGAATAAGTGAATAATGGCAATTTTATTTAATTCGGCAATTACAGATTTTTGTATTTTGTTAATTGTTCTTGCAAAACGGATATCCAATAAAGATAGATTTTTACCATCACCAACAACTTCCTCAAATCCTAAATATGCTTTAGGTATTCTTAATGCCGTAACCAATTTCTTTTGGATATACTCAATATCAGCAATCTCCGCCAAGTTTTGAGCTCCCGGTAAGGTATCAATTGGGTTAGCGGCCGCTGGATCACGTACAGGTATAAAGTAATCTTGATCCACCGCCATTTGGTTAAATCTTAAATCCACATTACCTGAGTTTTTATCTACAACCTGATCTCTTTTGAATTTGTTTGCAACTCTTTGTACGTATGCTTCTACGTCTTTATCATCCATGTTACCCACGAACACTTTAAACACACGTCTTTCAGGTGCTCTTGATGTACGATAGATTAACATCGCATCTTCAGCCAAAACTAATTGTTTCCAAATACGTCTTGCTTTCTCCAACATAGATGTACCGTAAGGAAGTTTTCTATCGTCACCCAATAATCTGAAGTGACCAATCTCCCAAGTGTTAAACTCAGCATCTCTCGCTTTCCAAGTAAATGTCAATGCTTTCTTAGTAACATCTATTGTTGCGTTATATGTTCTTGCATCCATACCTCTTTCCAATCTTTCAATCTCAATGTTAGGTAATTGTAATGCTCCTGTTACTCCCTTTTCAGGGTCTAATTTTAAATAAACAAAGTTATCACCGTACTTACACATGTTTCTAATCCACATTGGTAAGTTGGTGTTTATATCTAAATTATTGATGAATAAATCTACAAGAATTGATTTGATTCTTTTTGATTCTGAATATACCTGAAGAACATAACCATCTTGATTTGGTGTTGTTGACTCTTCGGCATATATATCTAACGCCGCAGAAATCTCAGGAGTATATTCCATTGACTCAAAGTCATAAAACGCGGCTAATCTTGTTGGCTCGTAATAAACTGCTTGAGTATATAGGTTATTTTCAACTTTAGCCCAGTTAGTACTCAAATATAAAGATTGCTGGTTTTGCAACTTAGCTTTCTCGTATTCGGCCTTATCGGTTGTTTTTAATAATTCTTTCTTATCTAACTTATAGTCAGGTTGGGACATTCCCAATGTAGAATCGGGTCCAAAGGTTTTGGATAGCCTTTGCCAAACTGTAAGATTTTGCCTGTTATTTTCCATGTAAATAATTTAACTATAGTTATAAATATCTAAATAGTTTGTTTGGGCTATTGATTTGATGATGGGGTACCTGAAAATGGGGGTAACTGAAGTCCATCATATGGGTTTTGTTTACCATTAAAAGTAATCTCAAATATTTTTTCCCCGGTCGTAATTTGACCCGGAACAATCAATCTTGATCCATTTGCTATTCTACCCGATCTTTTTCTAAAACTTAATCCCATCTTTATTATCTTCTCATACCGTTAAATAACCAACCATATTGTTCGTATTCTTTACGTGTTGCTCCTCTATTTAAACCCGCTCTCTCATTCAAAAAGTTTTGATTTGGAATTACCGGGTTAAAGTGTGCTTCTTTAGCCACCGTATCATTATTTACAACCGCCCAAGAATCAATCATAGATTTTGTATGTTCGGTTACTTTTTCTAATTTGGAGAATGATGATTCTCCCACATATAACGCCATTGATATACCCATAATAAGGTCATCGTGTTGTCCTTTTTGGTGATCTGGTCTACCATTGACATATATGAATGTATTCATCTCGTTATAAAGACGAACACTTCTGATTTGGAACTTATGTCTAACCCCCTCCTCAAATGCCGCAATGATCTGAACCCTTTTATTGTTAAAGTTAATACCAGGGATTTTATCAACAGAACTTTTATTTACCGCCCAAATATTCATAGAATCTACCCCATCAATATATAAACTTCTATATCCAAGTTCTTGCATTTTCCTTACTGTCGTAATACCCATACCACCGGTGATATCCACCACAACAAATGCGTTATACATAATACCCCACTTGTAAGCAATCTCAGCTAACGTATCAGGTGGGATTTTTCCAACGTATTCAAAGACCTGTTCTCTTGCATCAAAATCAATTATTTGTATTGATGAAAAATCTTCACTATCACCACGAGAAACGTCAACACCCATAATATACTTGTGACCTTCAACTGGTTCCTTCCATATCCAAACGGAATTACCCATTAGTTTTGTTGTTGGTTCTAACAATGAGTTATTCTTAATATCCTCAAGTTGTTTATTATCAAATACGTTATCACCTGAACCTAAGAATTCACAATTTAACTCTTGGTTAATTTTACGTTTATCGTATTTAAGTTTCTTAACCATTTTTTCATACCAACTTGAACATGGTTTGTACCCTTGTTTGAAAAAGTGGGACATTTCATCATAATCTCGTTCGTAAGGATTAATATTACCTAATGAAATATTTTTTGATTCATCGTATTCTTCCCTATTTAGTAGGTAATGAACAATATCTTCCGTTTTAACTAAATAAAGGTCTTTTGTGTATCTTGGATCTCTATACCAAAACATCTCAGTGATTTTGAACTGATTCATTCCCTTTAATGCTTGGTCATATATCTCATAATAAATTGGGTCGTATCCATTTGGTGTAGAAACCACAATTACCTTACCCCCTGTGGATAAGGATGCCATACAAGCCGCCCAGAAATCACTGTCGGCTTCAATAAAGGCCGCCTCATCAAATACTAATATAGTAGGAGTAAATCCACGTAAGGCATCTTTTGATGTTGCCACCGCTTTAACCTCAGATCCATTTGTAAGTTTGTAATGTTTTTGTGCGTTTTTTTCTGCCGCAAATCCGGCACCAACCCAAGACGGCCATTGAGCGACAAATGCCCTAATCTTATTTGCCATCTCTTGAGATGTGTCAAGTTTGTTGGCAATAATTAGGATTTTTTCAGGTTTTGTTTTTTTTGCAAATACCAATCTTTTTGATATCCAAGCTGCGGTTACTGTAGATACACCGGCCTGACGATATTTTAATGCAATGTTCTCTTCAAAATCTTCATAGTCCTGTAATAAAGAAACTTGATCCGGAAATAATTCCAATGGAACATATTGTGATACTGTATTGTCGTAAGTCTGTAGATATGTACGAAGTGCGTATGGAGTGTCTTGTAAACACTTCACATACTCAATCATTACCTGTTCTTTAGTTAAAGCCATATAATATAAATACTTAATCTAATTTTTTACGAAGTAATGAGTTCAGTATTGGATTTACTTTGTTTTTCCGATTGAGAACATTTTACCAATTGGTAATTCCATTGGTGCCTCATCAGAAAACATTTCCATCTTTTTTGGTTTACGAAGGATCATTGAGTTTTCGTTTTTTCTTTTTTTAATTGCCTCAATTAAATCTTTTTTAGACATTTTTGGTTGTATTTCCTTTTCTACCATTTCTGAGATTTTTTTCTCCAGAAATTTTTCCAATTGTTCGTTTGTTTTTTCTTTTTTAACTTTTACGGTTTTTTCAGGGTGTAATTTTTCAGGCATTTTTTTGTAATCCTTTTTTGTTGTCTCATCAGAGAATTCTCTTGCCAATTGACACCATTTTTGTCTTTGTACTCCTTTTGTTGTATTACATTTAGCCCAAAAGAAGTTTTGTTGTGCGTGAGATACAAATTTCTCAGATAATCCCATTGACGATCTATTATCGTCAGAATCATCGTCCATTCCATCAGGTGCCATATCATTTGCATCCTCAGGTGGTTCTTGACCTGTTATTTTAGATAATTGGGCATTACCTTGAGCGTTAGATGTTGTTAGATCGTCAGTTTCTGTCTCAGAAAACTCAAGTCTACCGTCAGGTAATTCTTTTGCCATTGTTTTACCCTGAATTGGAATCCCTTTTTTTGCTTCTTCGGGTGTTGCAATAACCTTAGTTGAGGTTACCGTTTGTATTTCTTTAGTCTCCTCTTTTGATTTTTTAAATTTCTCAACTAAAACTTTAATTTGAGACTCATTCATCTTAGAAAGAGTTTTAATGTGAAGACCATTCTCAATTAAATAAATGATGTCTTTATTATTTTTCATAAACTACTTGTTTTTCAAATTCTAATACTATATCTCTTTCATATAGTTTATCTTTAACAATATCTTCAGTGTCACCAAATTGGAACACTAATCTTTTAACCAAAGAAAAATCAACGGTGTCGTTTTCTTTTTCCCAACCTAAAGCCAAAACACCATCCATTGAGTCAATGACTGAAAAAACATCTGAATCTTGTACCAACTCCAAATTAACGTTTTCATTTACTAAAGTTCCCACTTTTTTTATGTATTCTATATCAGGCGGACTAGGGTATCCATTTGCTGGTTTTGATTCCCAGTTTTCGCCCCAAACCTCCAAAGTGTCAGAAAAGATAAACTCATAAATGTTATCTCCCTTATAATTTGGACCCATTCCATTTATATATATCAGTCTATTCATAGAATGTCGCCAAATTTTGTAATTTTAACTTCACTAATTCCTTGTTTAAAAATAAGATTTCCCTTATTTGAGATTCCAAACAATTTAGCTCTTGGGTATTCTTTAATATATTCGGTTGCCGCCTCAATTTGATCAATACTTTCTGATAACCTAATAACTTGAGCTTTAGTATCTTTATATTGTCTTTGAGTTCTTTCTTGTTGTTTTATCTGATTTTCTTTTTCTTCACTTTCGGATATTGTAAAATATTTTGAAAGTACCTTATCTATTGATGATTCGGTATATGTGCCATGAGTAAAGTGTCCAGGGTTAACTAAATGTTTTCTACCTTTTCTTCTTTCTCTGTGGTATTCATCATCATCGTCATAATCACCGTAATCTTCCTCTTCATCAATTTCTTGACCTTCCATTTTTCTCATTGCGGTGTTAGCGTAAGCTGCACCCATATAATTATTAAATGCATCCCCTAAATTACCAAAACCTTCAGCCATTTCACCTTCAGGTGCTTCAATTTCCTCAGTTGATGAATCTTCAGGTTCCATTTCCTCATCTTCAACATCTACGTCAACGTCAACATCTTCCTCCTCCTCATCTTCGGACCCATCTAATTTTGCAATAATTTGTTCAATGTCTTTTTCACTTAAAACATCCACATCAATTGCAGATAAAATTGAGTTGATAATGTATTTCACATCTTTAGCAGAAAGTTCTTTACTCTCTTCGTACGATCTAATCTTTTGTGATAATTTTCCAACAAGTATTTGGATTCTTTTAAGGTCAGAAACTTTTTTCTCTTTTGGTTCAACATCAACATCAACGTCAACATCTTCCTCATCTTCCATTGGTGGCATTCCTTCGTCCTCCATTGGTGGCATTCCTTCGTCTTCTCCTGGTGACATTGGTGGCATTCCTTCATCCCCCATTGGTGGCATACCTTCATCACCCATTGGTGGCATTCCTTCATCACCCATTGGTGGCATTGCCTCTTCAGGTGCCGGTGCGGGAGATGGTGCAGGTTCAGGTGCGGGAACAGGAGGGGCAGCTACAGGAGCAGGTGTCTCTTCAGCCGCAGGTTTTCCTTTAGGAACCTTTAGTATGTACTTTTTTTTTTGCTCGTTAAATAACGAGGTACCTTCTACATTTTCGTGAAGTGCGTTGAACTCTCGTGCCATCAAGTTCAATCTTTTCAAGGCTTGTGAGTAAGATGGATAATATTTTCTATTCTGCATTGGGTCAATATAATCATTCTCAGATTCATTGATTGCTCTTTTCACAATATATCCTTGTCTTTCTTTTACAATTTCGTATGTGTTTCCGTCCGCCAAATCCAAACTATACTCAGTTGATTTGCTTTCGTTGATAGATTCTGGTGTGTTTTCATTATAACGAGCAATTTCCATTATTCGTCTAATTTTATCCATACCCTCTAATTTCTCACTTCCTATAGGTCTTAGTCCTGACATAGTTTTTTATGTTTTTAAAAATTATTTTTTCTTAATAAATATATTGATAATCGGTAATATTTTCTTTTTGCTAACATTATTGATTCATAGATAAACCTTTCTCAAGTATTTTGTGAGTTGCACCCCTCAATTTTTCAAGATATCCATTTCTTCTTAAGATTTTAAAGACAAGATTCTCAGATGAGAACTCACCATCTTTTTGTAAACCACAGGTTCTAAACTTCCTAAGTTTCTCTTTATATTTCTCAACAAGAGCTTTCGCATCTTCAATATCTTCATCTTCAATATTATCTAATACACCATCAATAATATCCATCCATTGTTTAGCCTTTCTTTCAACCGTACCTTTATCAATGGTTACCTTTTCTTTCTTAGGTTCTCTTGCCCACTCATTAAAAAGCAATGAATAAACACCACTTGAGAAATGAGCTTCCGCCTCATCCTCAATATATAACTCAACCTCATACCCAAATAACTTAATATCGTGGTTTTTGTTGAATAGTGCTTTCTTTAACATAAAGAGTTCTTTGTAAAGTTCCACCTGACTTGGTGGGAATTGATGAAAGTTAGCAATGATGTGAACATCAAAGTCAGAATACTTTGACCAACTATAGTTTGATAACGACCCTGTAAGTACAACATCGGTTACTACAATATCAACACCCAAATAATCTATGAATTGGTATGCAATCTCTAACAACCTTTCTCTAACCTCTGGTTTCATAGTGTAGTTTTCGCCACTACCTTTTTCCCAAATCTTAGGGTTTAGTTCATTCTGTAAGTCAAAACTTTTAATTAGTTCTTTAGTACTCATACATATAAATACAAGATTACCCTAGTTTCTTATGGGTATAGGTCTTAGAAATATTTTTGTTGAAGAAATTTCCTTGTGATTGTGATGATCTGAACTCTGTGTATTTTTGGTGGGGTACATCATCGTACTCATATCTAGATCCGTTTTTAAATTCTGCTATCATTTTTTTGGTAACCGTATCATACTCTGTTCTTACGATATTGGATGACTCAATTTCATTTAAAATTTTTGTTCCTACAATTTGTTCTTTTGTGATTGCCATTTGGTTTTTATAATGGGGTTATGTCATCTATGTGACTAAGTTTATCCATAATATAATAACCAACTTCGGTTCCGTCAACATTAAAACCATAATCTCTGATTGTTTGGTTTATTTCCCGAATCAATGGTTGGATTTTTGAGTGTAATAACATTAAATCATTTGGATAATATGGTGGCTTTTCAATATCCTTTTGTGTCCACCCTTCTCTTTGGAATACTTCTCTAATTTTGTAATAAGTTTTTTCTAACTCTTTTGTTAGTTCCAAAGATTCTGCAAATTTTTTCCACCCTTCCATATAGATAAATATATATTAAAAAAAAATCCACCCGAAGGTGGATCTTTATTATTTGAGAGCCCTTATTTTATCACGATACTCTATCGCCTTTTCATAATCTTGGTTTTTCACACATTCATCTAACTTAGTTCTTAACTCTGAAATCTTTTCTTTGTTTTCCTCTAAATTTTTGATCTTATCTCTTAATTCTACGGCTTCCTCAAAATTCTGTAATTCAACACACTTCTCTAATTTATGTTTTAGAAACCCAACCTCATCCATCTTAGGTTCATTCTCAAATCCTTTACTCATAACGGTATACGACATTCTACCATCTGGTGATTTATAAGATTTTTTATCCCATCCTGTGTTATTAAATGGGGAGCTAAACATTTCATCCATCATTCTATTGAATTCTCTCCAATCAATCATTTTTTAATTTATTTTTAAGTTTATTTTTATTTTACAAAAATTATTACGAAATTTGTGCCAACACCCATATACTGACAAAATGTCAGGTATAAATAAATAAACATGACAAAATAACAATATTGGACTTTTTGTTTAATTATTGTTAGTATTAGAAAAAAAGAAAAAACTATGTTAGAATTTGCAGAAGACGGAGGGGATAAAGGAAAGAAAAAATCAGATGGTGGAACACCAGTACTTGATAACTTTAGTAAGGACTTAAATAAGTTGGCCGAAGAAGGTAAACTTGACCCTGTTATTGGAAGACAAAATGAAATCTTTAGGATTGCGCAGATTTTGTCTCGTAGAAAGAAAAATAACCCAATCATTATCGGTGAACCAGGTTGTGGTAAAACAGCAATTGTTGAGGGATTGGCAATGATGATCCATAATGGAGAATGTCCTAAGAATTTGGCGGATAAAAGAATTGTGTCCTTAGATATGAACTCAATTGTTGCTGGTACAAAATATCGTGGTCAGTTTGAAGAAAGAATGAAGGTTATTATTGAGGAACTTCAAGCGGCACCAAACATAATCTTATTTATTGATGAGATTCACACCATAGTTGGTGCGGGTAATAGTTCAGGTTCGTTAGATGCTTCAAACATCTTTAAACCGGCGTTATCACGTGGTGAGATTCAATGTATTGGTGCAACTACTTTGGATGAGTATAGAACTAACTTTGAGAAAGATGGTGCGTTAGAGAGAAGATTCCAAAAAGTTATCGTTGACGCGTCAACAAAAGAGGAGACATTTGAAATCCTTCAACAAAGTAAGGAGAAATACGAAGACCATCACAAGGTTAAGTATAGTGATGAAACACTTTGGACATTCGTTGAGTTAGCTGATCGTTACATCACAGATCGTGAGTTTCCAGATAAAGCTTTTGATATCTTAGATGAGGTTGGAGCAAGAATGCAGATTGATATTAAACTTCCTGAGGTTATTGAGAAACTTAAACAAGAGGCTTCAGACATTAAGTTAGAGAAAATCACCGTAATTAAACAACAGAATTACGAACAAGCTGCAGAACTTCGTGATAGAGAACGAAATGTATTGAGTAGATTGGATATTGAGAAAAAGAAGTTTGATGAAGAACTTAAGAATAGCAAAAGAAACATTCCTGAGGAATTGATCTACGAAGTTGTTTCAAACATGACGAAAATTCCAATCTCCAACATTAACTTGGATGAGAAGAACTCACTTATCAATTTGGACACAAATCTTAATTCAATCGTAATTGGTCAAGAAGAAGCGGTATTAAAAATCACCAAGGCTATCCGTAGAAATAGAATTGGGATTAAAGATCCAAACAAACCAATCGGATCATTCATCTTCTTGGGGTCAACAGGTGTGGGTAAAACATTCTTGGCAAAACAATTGGCAAAAGAAATCTTTGGTAGTCCCGATAACCTTATCCGTGTAGATATGTCCGAATACCAAGAGAAACACACAATCTCAAGATTGATCGGTTCTCCTCCAGGATACGTTGGTCACGATGATGGCGGACAATTAACGGAACAAGTTAAAAACAAACCTTACTCAGTTGTATTGTTTGATGAAATTGAGAAAGCACACAAAGACATTTTCTCAACATTATTACAACTTTTAGATGATGGTCATATCACCGACGCATTAGGTAGAAAGATTAACTTTAAGAATTGTTTGATCATCATGACATCTAACATTGGTGTTAAGAAATTACAAGACTTCGGAACTGGTGTTGGATTCAAAACTAACAATTCAAGTGATGTGGTTCAGGAAGAACAAAAACGAGCAATCCTTAAGAAAGAACTTAGTAAGTTCTTCGCACCTGAGTTCTTAAATCGTATTGATGATGTTGTCGTATTCAACTCACTTGAGAAAAAACATATTGATGTTATTACCAAGTTGGAAATTGATAGATTGTTAAAACGTGTTGAAGGTAAAAAATACAACTTTACTTACGATCAATCAGTAATTGATTATATCTCCAAAGTTGGGTTTGATGAAACATTCGGAGCAAGACCAATCAAAAGAGCAATCCAAGATAAGATTGAGGATTTAATTTCTGAGAAGATTTTAATGTCCGAAATTAAAGAGGGGGTTAACTATAATCTAACGGTTGTTGATGAGAATGTAGTAATTAACGATAAAGTTGATGAGGTTCTTGAGGAAAAACCTAAAAGAGGTAGAAAAAAGAAGGACTAAAATTTTTTAATAAGAGTTAATTACAATATCTTTGTGGAAACAATGTATGATGAATCTAAATAAATTTAAAGAGTTACTATCAGTCCCAACCAAAACTTACAAAGAAAGTAAGATGGTTGAGTATATCATGTCAACAATTGGCAAGATGGACGGTGTTACACTTAATTGTGATGAACACAATAATATCTATGTAACAAAAGGAACTTTAGATGAAGGTGAGTTCTACCCAATGTTTATTTCCCACACAGATACGGTACATGAACTTGTTGACGAAATTATCGTTAAGGAGGAACACCTTCTTCGTCCTTACACTTTTGGAAAAGATTTTGGTTCAGAACAATCATTATGTTTAAAGGCATACACCAAAGACGATAAACCAACAGGTATCGGTGGTGACGATAAATGCGGTATCTATATCTGTTTAGAATTACTTAATCAATTAGATAAGGTTAAGGTCGCTTTCTTCGTGTCAGAAGAAACAGGTTGTCACGGATCAAAAAAGGTAAATGAAGATTTCCTTAAAGATGTTGGTTATTGTACTCAATACGATGCACCAGGTGACCACCTCATCTCTTATAGTTGTTTTGGAACCGTATTATTTGATAAAGATGGTGAGTTCTTTCACACCGCACTTAGATCAATCACCAAATCGTTTAAAAACGAGATGATGGTACAATCACATCCATATACTGACATTATGATGATCAAACAAAAGTCAGACTTTTCTTGTATCAACATCTCTTGTGGTTATTACAACATGCACACAGCAAATGAACTTATCTGTATTGATGATGTTGTTAGAGCAATTGAGGTAGGTAAGAACTTGGTTAAGGATCTTGGGTTAAAGAAATATGAGTTTGAATACAAACCTCAGGGATTTCAAACATTTAATAACCATGAGGATGTTAACGTTGTTGAGTATGAGGTTGATAAACTACATTCATTGGATTCTTTGGATATCTTTGAGGAAGAAGATGGTATTATGATTTCAGACATCTACGATGGTGCCGGTCTGTTCATTGATAATGATGATTGTCTTAAACTTTACGAGATTTTACACGAAAGATTTTACGGATCTAACTAACCCCTATATTCATCAGGTTTAAATAAACCTGGTTGGTTAATAAAGTTTATAACATCCTTAATCGGTGCTTTACCTGTTTTTAAACCATCCCATTGACCTTTCTTTCTAACTCCAAATGAAACTTTTAGGGTGTCTTGGTCAACTGAGTTAAATCTAATCTCATATTCACCATTAAATGCTTTCATTGGTAAAAACTTGTCAAACCCACCCATGTCAATTAGTTGGTTTAAAACCTTTAAATATTTAGGATTATACTCCTCAATAATGACTTCCCTCAAGTCCTCTAACTTTTTGGTTACTCTAGGACAAAAATATTCAGTGAATTTTTCGTAATCCATAACGTTATACTCAATCTCATAATATTCAGGAGTATGGTTCCTAAAATTTCTTTCAACGTAAGTATTCATTGTTTCAAGTAAATTACCATCAAACTCACCGTTATTAATGAACATCATTGCCAAACTACCCCAACTTATAAAATAAGTCCTAAAACAAGAATCCAATCTATTTGAGAAATTCTCAAAACCAAATTGTTTCAATCCATCACAGTAAATGCCTTTAATGTAGTCAGACGCGACATCCTCAGTTGATTCTTGTTTCGCATCAGCCCATATCCATTGTATGTCGTCAGATATCTTAGGTAGTGAATCAAGAACATCACATATTTTAATTTGACAATCATCATCTTTAAATGAGTATCTCTCATAATTATCTTTAATAAAACAACTGGTAAGATTAGGTGAAACAAGTTTAACAACATCATACAATACAGACATACTATCACTACATAAATCCCCTATCACATAACCCTCTTTCCATTCTTCATAAGATTTATCCGAAAAACCAAAATCCCAACGAGTGTTATACATTGATTCAAGATATGATGCCTCATATTGTTCATAAGCACCATCACCGTATGTGTCAGGAAAAAAGAACTTTAGAAAATCTTCAAGACCATCAAAGTTAAAGTACATACCTTTAGAATCAATCTCTATCTCATCAGGTTCAACCCCATTTTCATTAACAAATACAACATCCTCAGGTGATATTCTTTTTTTGTTTAACAATAAAAGTTTTTGAAAATCGTCTAATTCTTTAGCCTCATCCTCAATAAGAAGTCTTTTTTTCATATATTTATAAATATATTGGATTATAGAAAGAAATATACTATCTTTACAATAGTTATTTGAAATATGGGGGTGTTTTTGGATTTGACAGGTATTGGCTGAGGATCAAGGGCACGTGGGGACTGAACTAATCTCCTTAAAAACTGGTTTACTTTTATAGACGGCAACGTTTTATCAAAAATGGAAACTCTTGGATTAGTAAGAGAATCTGAAGTTACTGTATCCTAAGAGGTTTACGGAAACGGGGGGTCGGTGGACACATAACCTAGCAACAGAAGTCTTTACAAAGGTGTGGTTTCTACCGTAAAAGGAACAACGGTCTCGTTTGGAGGTCTACCGTAATAAAAGTGAACTCTACACAGTTATTGGTAACGATGTCAAAATAGGAACCAAATATTTCGGAAGGTATGAAAAACCTTGATCTAAACGTGTAGTCCTTATCTGACAGGGTAAGCTGGACCGGGGTTCGAGTCCCCGCACCTCCACCAACTAAACCTCATCTTAGGATGGGGTTTTATTTTTTATAAAATATTCTAAAGATTGTTTGGTATTCTCAATAAAAACACTAACTTTGTATTGTAATCAATTACTAACCCTTAAAAAAATATAAACCATATGAAAAATCTAATTGCGATCTTTTTGTTTTCTTTTGTAAGTCTTGTGTCCTTTTCTCAAACGTACACGTTTGATGTTAAAAACTACGATTTTTATGTAGTCAAAGGTTTCTCTGAAAAAGACGACATAATTAAAAATACCAAACAATTTGTGTCAAAAGTTTGTGACAAACAATATGTTTTAAGTTTAGATAAAAAAGTCGCATTTGTGTATGAAAACGGTGTTGAAGAAAAATTTGAGATTACAGATGTAATTACAAGTGGTGACGTATC